GCCCGCCCCACTTGCTGTTTGTTTTTTGTATTGTTACATCTGACCCGTCCAGATCAGAAGACTTGCGAATCGCAGTATCTTTCTCTACTCCGTCGACCCTCTTTTCGACGCCTGAGATAGTTGACTTAATATTGTTGACAACCTCTGCGAGTTCATTATATTTGTTGGTTACTTCAGCAATTTTCTGATCAACCTGTGCTGCTAGTCCTGAAACAGCCTCAGCTGTTGCAGTCTTACTAATTTCTGTTGAGATGAAGCTTTTCATTTCATCAAACATTTTTGCAAAGTCAGTTTCTTCAACTTCGACTTCGGAAATGTCAGCGGCTTCTTCTTCAACGGCTGCAGGTGCTGTTTCAGCATCTGCCTGTGGTGCCTCTTCGGTTGCTGGTGCTTCCGCATCAGCAGACTTAGCGAGGTCCGTTTCTGTGACTTCCTCAACTAGAGCAACTTGCTCAGCTGGAGTCTCTTCAACGGTAATTGTTGTATCTTCTGCCACAGTAACACCTCCTTCTGTGTCTTGATTTTCTTCAACCTGCTTTGCAAGATCAGGTTGTACCTTAGACTGCTTGTATGAGTCAAGGATTCTCTTAATTTCGACAGACTTGTTGGTATCTGCTGTTTCTACCCAACCAATTAGTTCTAAATTAGTATTTGTAGTTGGTGATGTAAATTCTGATTCTGTTGATAGATAAACTTCATCTGTTTCCTTATCATAGAAAACATTTTCAACTTGTGTTTCTGTTGCAATTCCCTTGAGCACTGTCCCATCAGCGGTCTTTTGAATAGAAACAATATTTGAAAGTTGATTTGCTGGATTATCTACTAATGAAAGTTCTGTAAGATCGTATTCTTTAATAACACGAATTGACTTATCTAGTGCTGAGTTATACTCATCGATTGTCTTTGTAATATTCCCGCCGATTGAAAATCCTGAAAGAGTTCCATCAAGAACTTTCTCCCATGTATCTTGTGCACCCTTTGAAACGTATGCGTTAACAAAAACTCCGCTGTACTCTTTTCCAGTTGCTTTATCAAATAACTTTTCCTTGCGGAATGAAACCATCTTGCCTACTGCAAGCGGTTGATGCATCTCACGAATATTTCCACGGAAGCGCTCAAACGCAGAAGCAGAAGCATCTGCGGAAACGATGTCTCCGTGTTGATCGATATTGTCTAGGGTCGCAAATCCTGATACGATGCGCTTTTCCTTATCGACTTTTGCGATAGGCATTGAAAGACGGAGGCTGTCTCCATCAGAATACCAGTTTGCCTTTTTTATCTCCATAGCAACACTAATTTTATCAACTATTTGTTAGTAATGCAAAATCAGGGCGTAATTCGACCTTCACCTTGAGGATTTCTTGCTTCACCGTTAGAGTCAGAAGCATTTGATGTTCTTTCTTGATCTCTTCTTCGGTTTCCAGTTCCCCTCGCAGTTTGGTCAGAAGCCTGCTGTCCTGTTAGGACAACTGGCTCATCGCCACCTGGTAGACCAGGCATTCCGAGTCTTGCACGAACTTCATTAGGCACAATGGTCTTCATTCGTAGGTATCTTTCATCAATCTTGGACTGAGTGTCCTCGTCTGTGAGTGTAAGTTCATTAAACTTCAAAACAAAAGCATCTGTAAATTCTGCAATTAGACGATTTAATTTCTTCTCTAGATTTCTTTGGGCTGGTCTAGCAACCTGCTCTTTAAATGTCTTATCTGCATCTTTAGCTGCTGCAAGAGAAACGCCCTCTGGTAGACCCAGTTTTGATATTGGGGTTCTATGTGCAATTAAAATTTCATCTCTATTTGATTGACGATATTTATTGAATGATGAATCTTGCACGTCTGCCTCAACAGCTTCCATCTTAAACTCAACCTTATTTCCTTCATCGTCTGCTGGAAGAGGAATGTAAATTGATCTATGGTTTTTGCCCTTTAGATTAGTCTGGAAGAACTCAAGCAATTTGCGCTCTGCTTCACGGCTAAGAGTTGCACCCTTTACTGTGATTATATATCTTGGAACAGCCTTGTTCTCAAAATAATCTAAATTAAATCTTGAGGCAAATTCATC